AAAGACCTAACGAACCTGTAAAAGATCAGATGTCTGAACAGGAGGAAATGGCTAACGAATTAGTTGATGAATTAAAGCATATACTAAAAGAAGAAAATTTAGAATCTTATTCTGATTATCCAAGTGGTGTAAAAAATAATGCTAAAAGAGGTATTGAATTAAACGAAAAGGTGAACAACAAGTGTGCAACACAAGTAGGAAAAGTAAGAGCGCAACAATTAGCACAAGGGAAACCAATAACAACTGAAACAATTAAAAGGATGTTTAGCTATTTAAGTAGGGCGCAAGAAGATTACGATGAAAGTGATAGTAAAGCGTGTGGTACTATATCTTATTTATTGTGGGGTGGTAAAGCTGGTTTACGTTGGGCAGGTGCTAAACTAAAAGAACTTGATTTAATAGAAGAAGAATTAAAAAAACCTTGTTATAGTGGTTATGAAATGATAGGGTTTAAAATGAAAAACGGTAAAAAAGTACCTAATTGCGTACCAATAAAATAATATGAGTAGAATACCAAGTCCACAATCAGGTCGTAGAGGTTGCTTATGTAAAGATGATACATATTCTATAGAATGTTGCGATGGTAGCTTCCAAGCACAAGGCGTAGGAAATGTAACAGCAACAATAGAAACACCAAGTGCAGGAGAATACGGTTACAGAGTACAAAAGTGTGGACATAGCCAAAAAAAGCACTTTTACGGTTCTACACAATTAGTAATAGGCAATGTATATTATATAAATGCTGATCACAATAACCACGATGGTTGTTATACCGTATTAAGCCAAGACCAAAACGCACACGGTCATCATTTTAGTGCTGTAACATTATATAACGATTGTGCAGCGTGTCAAGCAGCAAACTAAAAATGTAACAAACTATTTATTAATTTATTGTATTATATATGAAAGCAACAGATATGTTAAACAAAGTAAAAGAGGTTCTTGGGGTAGAGTTATCTGAAGAACCTAAAGAAGTAAAGTTGGCACAAGCCGAACTTGAAAACGGTGCAATTATTGAAAGCGAAAATTTTGAAGCTGGAAACGAAATATTTATTGTTACCGAAGATGAAAAAGTAGCAATGCCAGTAGGTGAATACAAACTTGTAGACGGTGAATCATTAATTGTAGAAGAAGAAGGTATTATTGCTTCAATCGGTGCAGTTGAATCTGAAGAAGAAGTAGAAGCTGAAAAAGAAGAAATGAACTACGCTACTAAAGAAGAACTTCAAGAGGTTAAAGAAATGGTTGAAGAAATTAAATCAATGCTTGAACCTAAAGAAGAAGAAATGGCTGAAGAACCTGTAGGTGAAAATTCTGTTAAATCAGAAGAAACAACTACAAAGACTGTTTACGCTGAAAAAGAAGAATTAAGCGAACCAGTACAAAAGGTTACTCATAACCCTGAAAAAGAAAACAAACCTAATTTAAATTTGTATTCACAAAAAAGAGGGAATACTACATTAGATAGAGTTTTAAATAAAATATCAAATTTTAAATAAATAAATAATGTCAACAACAATAACAACTTCAAATGATGTGTTGAGAGCAAGATCAGAGCAAGAAACTTTGACTACTACTCAAGATATTCCTGTAAACAAAGCAGGTACTGAATTTAACATAGCAACAGATGCTAAAGTAATGTCTTTACCAGCTATTACATCTGAAAATATTGGAATGGAATTTACATTCCGTAATACAGGTGCTGATGGTAACAACATTATTACTATTTCACCTGCTGCAACAGATGCTATTCACGGTACTGTAGCTGCTATATCATCAGGTGGTGTAGATAATAAAGATTGGATAAACACAAAAGCAACTGCAAATAAAGGCGATTGGTGTTCACTAAAAGCTGTAGCACTTACTGACTGGTATTTAACTGGTGGTGATGGTGTATGGGCAAGTGAATCTTAATAAATAAACTTATAAATAAAATAAAATGGCAACAACTAATTCTATAACTACTACTTATGCTGGTGAATTTGCAGGGCAATACATTTCTGCTGCACTTTTAAGTGGTTCAACTTTGGACAATGGATTAATTACCATTAAGCCAAACATTAAATTTAAAGAAGTGATTAAAAAAGTAGCAAGTGATGACATCGTAAAAGATGCAACTTGTGATTTTGATCCTACTTCAACTTTAACACTTACAGAACGTATTTTACAACCTGATTTTCAGCAAGTAAATTTACAACTATGTAAAGCAGACTTTCACAATGATTGGGAAGCTGTACAAATGGGATATAGTGCTTTTGATAGCTTACCTCCTTCTTTTGCTGACTTTTTAATAGGTCACGTAGCTTCTAAAGTAGCACAACGTACAGAACAATCTATCTGGAATGGTGCTGCTGCAACAGCAGGACAATTTGGTGGTTTTACTGAATTACTTTTAGCTGATGCAGATGTTACTGATGTAGGTGGTGGAGCAGCAGTTGATTCTTCAAATGTAATATCAAAAATAGGACTTGTAGTTGATGCTATTGGTTCTTCGCTCTATACTTCAGAGGATATGTTTATTTATGTTTCACAAAACGTAGCAAGAGCATATGTAAGAGCATTAGGTGGATTTGCAAGTAATCTTGGTGCAGCAGGTACAGATGATAAAGGTACACAATGGTACAACGGTGGTGGACTTTCTTTTGATGGTATTAAAATTGCTGTAGCAAATGGATTATCTGACAACAAAATGGTAGCAGCAGAAAAATCTAACTTATTCTTTGGTACTGGTCTTTTAGCAGACCACAACGAAGTAAAAGTTATTGATATGGCTGATATAGACGGTTCACAAAACGTAAGAGTGGTAATGAGATTTACAGCAGGTGTACAGTATGGCATCGGTAGTGATATCGTACTTTATTCTTAATAGATAATTAACCAATAAATTAGGTGGGTAAGCCAGTAGTGCCTACTCACCTTTTTTTATTAAAAATATATAAATATGGCTTGTGATTTAACACTTGGTAGAAAAGAACCTTGCAAAGATGTTGTAGGGGGATTAAAAAATGTTTATTTCGTAGATTTTGGTGATTTAGGTACGGTAACTTTAAGTAATGATGAAATTACAAATATGACAGGAAGTTCTGGTAGTTTAACAGCATTTAAATACGAATTAAAAGGAAATAGTAGTTTTGAACAAACGATTACTTCTTCACGTGAAAATGGTACAACTTTTGTTGAGCAGACTTTAACATTAACTTTGAAAAAACTTACTAAAGAAGATAATAAAGAGTTAAAACTGTTAGCTTACGGTAGACCACACGTTGCTGTAGAAGATTATAATGGTAATGTGTTTATGATGGGATTAGAACACGGTGCAGAAGTAACAGGTGGAACAATTTCCACAGGTGCTGCAATGGGTGATTTATCAGGATATACATTAACGATGGCAGCAACAGAAATTGCTCCTGCTAACTTTATGGATTCTGATACAAAAGATATAGACTTCCCATTTAGTGTAACAGATTACGCTGGTTTAGATGGAACTGTAACAATTACTTTAGGTACAAATTCTTAATAGGGTTTTTATTTGGTAAATTAAGGGTGGCAATATGCTGCCCTTTTTTTGTTTTAATAATAACAAATTTCATACTTTTTTATTGTATATATATGATAGTATTACAAGAAAGTGGTTCAGCACAAAATATTGATTTTATACCAAGAGAATTTACTGCAAACGCATCTTACACGGTTAAGATAACAGACGAAACGCAAAACAAAGAAGTGTACAGTCAAGCAACAACAAGTATATCACAAAACTTATATTACAATAGGTTTAATGCTGTATTTCCTGTAAAACAAGATATTTATTACACACTTAAAATACTTTCAGGTAGTTCAGTTGTATTTATGGATAAAATATACTGTACAAACCAAACAGATTTACCAGCTTACACAATAAACGAAGGTGAGTATACTTCTAATAGCACTACAAACGAATTTATCACAATATAATGGATAACTTACATATAGTAAATTTAGCTTCTTACAACCGACCAAAAATAAGTGAGGATAAACAGAAAGATTGGGTAAATTATGGAGAGGATAATGATTACTATTCTTATTTAATAAAACTTTATACAGAATCTACAACTAACAACGCTATAATTAACGGTGTATCTAATATGATATACGGTAAAGGGTTAGATGCTTTAGATAGCAACACTAAAACTAACGAGTATGCTGCAATGCGTTCTATTATAAGCAACACTTGTTTAAAAAAGGTTGTATTAGATTTAAAACTATTAGGTGAAGGTTCTTTTCAAGTGCTTTACAAAGATGATAGGGTATATAAAGCAGAACATTTTCCACGTCAAACACTACGTGCAGAAAAATGTAATGAAGATGGCGAGATAGAAGGATATTATTATGCACCTGATTGGACAAAGATAAAACCAAAAGATAAACCTCAACGCATAGCAGCATTTGGATTTGGTAACGGTAAAGAACCAGAAATAAAAATAGTTAAAAAGTATGTTAGTGGGTACGATTATTATTGTCCTGTAGATTATCAAGGTGGTTTAGCTTATGCTGAATTAGAAAGCGAAGTAAGTGATTACCTTATTAACGATGTACAGAATGGTTTTAGTGGCACGAAGGTTGTAAACTTTAACAATGGTGTACCAGACCGTGAAAAGCAAATGCAGGTTAAGAATGATGTAATGTCAAAACTTACAGGTGCAAGAGGTGAAAAAGTAGTAATTGCATTTAATAACAATGCAGAAAGCAAAACAACAGTTGATGACATACCATTAAACGATGCACCACAACACTATGAGTATTTATCAAATGAATGTAGTAATAAGTTAATAGTAGCACATAGGGTAACCTCACCTTTATTATTGGGTATACGTACCGAAAACAATGGTTTAGGATCAAATGCAGACGAAATAAAGACCGCTGCGCTACTTTTTGACAATATTACTATAAAACCCTACCAAGACTTAATAACGGACTGTATAGATGATATATTGGCTGTTAACGGTATTAGCTTAAAGCTATATTTTAAAACACTTCAACCATTAGCATTTATAGATACAGATAATGCAATAACAGACGAAGCACGTGAAGAAGAAACAGGTATAAAAAAGGAGTTAACCCTAAAAAGCCAAGTAGTAGATAAAGACTTTGCTATTATAGATGATAGGTTAGCATACGCAACAAAAGAAATGGCAATAGAAGGTGCTAAAAACATAGGTTGTGAAGGTTACCACGAACACGAATACGAAGGCAAGATATGGTATATGCCTTGTGAAGAACACAAGCAAAGTAATTTAAGTGCTGAAACAGACGATAAAGTATTTGATTTGCTTGATGAGTTTGGTGAAGATGAAGATTTAGAAAATTGGGATTTAGTAGATGAACGTAAAGTAGACTACGACCAAGAAGAAGCATTAGATAAAATGGTAGGTTTAGCATCTACAGGTAGTGCAAGATCAAATGCCAAAAGCGAACAAGATGGTGAAGCTGATGATATGAAGTTTAAAGTACGTTATCAATATGCACCATTAACAGTTTCAGCTAATAGCAGGGAGTTTTGCAGAAAAATGGTATCAGCTAAAAAAATATACCGTAAAGAAGATATAATGCAAATGAGTAAACAACCTGTTAACGCTGGTTGGGGTAAAGGTGGTGCTGCAACTTACGACATCTGGCTCTACAAAGGAGGCGGATCGTGTAGGCATTTTTGGATGCGTAAAACGTATATGGCTAAAGGTGTAAAACCAGATGCTACTAACCCAAATGCAGAAATAAGTGTAAATAAGGCAAAGAAAGAAGGTTTTAAACCTGAAACTAATGATGCTAAAGTTGCAAAAAGACCAAGAGATATGAAAAATAGGGGATTTATAAAACCTAAAAACTTTACAACACCACGATAGTTATGGCTGAAGCATTATTTGTTACTCGTAAAGATATTGTAAAATACACTAATGTATCAGGTGGAGTAGATACTGACAAGTTTATACAATACGTTAAGATTGCCCAAAACATACATATACAAAATTATATAGGTACAAAGCTATATGATAAAATAAGTACAGATATTATAGCTGGTAATTTAGCAGGGCATTACGCAACGTTAGTAGAAAACCATATTAAGCCTTGTTTAGTACATTGGGCAATGGTTGAGTATCTACCATTTGCTGCATACACGGTATCTAATAAAGGTGTTTATAAACATAGTAGTGAAAACGCTGAAAACGTATCTAAAACAGAAGTAGATTTTTTAATTGAAAAAGAACGTACAACAGCACAATACTATACCGATAGAATGATAGAACATTTTAGTTTCTATGCAGCAGAAAGATATGCTGAATATTACACTAATAATAACGATAACGTATATCCTGATAAGGATGCTAATTTTTCTGGATGGGTACTATAATAAAAGTAAGATACAAACCTAAACAACAAAATATAGTTAAGTTAAAAAACTATTTAGAAAAAATGTATAACAAAAACGTTAAAAAGTAATTATATAAGTATGGCTAATAACATAAATTGGGGAAAAGTATATTGTGAAATGGTAACCAATTCTGCTTGGGGTACAGATAGTGCTTTTACAACTGAATTTATACCTGATATATCAGCACCAAGTTGTTGGGCAACTTTCCCTATAACAGCAGATTTAACGCAAATATCTGGTACAGCATTTTTAGCTGATACAACATTATATAGAGCAGATGCAACACAAAAATAAAATATTAAAAAATGGCTAAACAAGTAATAAATATTGGTACTACAGCGAACGATGGTACTGGTGATCCTATCAGGGATGCCTTTGATAAGGTAAACGACAACTTTACCGAACTGTATACAGACGATGCAGGAGATGTAGGTAGTATAACAGCAACAGCACCAATAGCACGAGATTCAGCTACAGGAGAAGTAACAATATCTCTTTTAGATGATGGAGTTACAAACGCTAAATTAGAAAACCGATATAAAGAAATAGTTTCAATTACAACTTTGACAGGAACAGTAGCTTTTAATTGTGAATTAGGCTCAAGTTTTAAATTAAGCGGTGATTTAACAGGAGCTTATACTATAAATTTAAGTAATTATAAGAAAGGGCAAATGATTACTATTTTTCCATTAAAAGGTAACCAAACTTTAAATCTAGCAGGTCAAGGTAGTTCTACAAATGTATTTAATAAAATAGGAGGAGTTGACTATGAAGATAACGGTAGTAGTAGTAACATTTTACAAATTGAGTGCGTAGACGATTCAGCTACTAACCCAATATTCTTTTATTCTTTAGGAACGTTTGTTTCCGATAGTAGTGATATATAAATTTTAAAATATGAGTTTAGGAAGGCGTTTTTTATCTATTGCAAGACCAGCATCAGCAGTAGAGGTTGATTTTTTAGTTGTAGCTGGTGGAGGTGCTGGAGCTGGAAGTTTTAGAGCAGGTGGTGGAGGTGCTGGTGGATTAAGAACTTCATTTGGATCATCCTCTGGTGGAGGAACATCTAATGAATCTAAAATTGCTTTATCAACAGGAACAACATATACAATAACAGTTGGTGGAAGTGGAGCAGCATCAAGTAATAATCAAGGTGGAAACGGAGGAGATAGTACATTTGCTACAATAGTATCTGCTGGTGGCGGTGGCGGAGGGTATTATGCTGCTAGTCAAGCTGGTTCATCAGGAGGTTCAGGTGGAGGAAGTGCAGG